TTTTAAATAATCTATTAAAAATTTTGTGTATACACTATCACGATTCCAAGTATCTATACTTATTTGATTTTTAAGTAACCAGTCTATGTATCTAGGAATATTCAACACTTGTACTTCTAGACAATAATTACCAAACTTTACGAATGCTCCATAATAAGCACTAGACATAAATTCAGCATAATCTTTTTTCTTTTTGTTACTATGCTTACCATAAAATTGTATCCAAGAATTAAACCCTATACGGTTTGCAGGTAAATCTTTTTCATGCCATCTGCGCTTAGGTACGCACATGTGTTTTGCTATAGTAGTTTCTCGTAAAAACTCTTTAGCACAAAAATCACATTTGAACTTAGTTTCCTGAATCACGTATGTGTTGCTCTAACTCTTCTGTAGTGATGATTGAGGCTAATATTTTTAGATCAGAGATTTTAGTTGTAGGATATATTGAACTTAAAAAATTAATGAGGTCGTTATCATCCAACTTGTTAGGTTTTAAAAATTGATGAAACTGTTTCCCATTACCTAGACCGCTAGCACATAGCATCAACCATTGTAGTTTAGGATGCTTATTTACAAACTCGCTAAACAAATGTGTATTAGCAAATTCGTTTGTACTCAAAACATGGTATTGTTGTAATGCAGTATTGCCCTTGATAGAACTCATCCATCGTACCATCATATAGGGGCTAAACTTTCTTTGTTGTTCTTCAGTAAGACTATCATAGTAACCATAGTCCTTACGATCAATGGCGGCTAAGGCTTCAAACAAGTCAAAGTCTTGCTTCTCAAACTTCTCGTCAGTTGGTATCTTTGCTTTCGCCATATAATTCTACTACAGCAGTATCGCCCCAAATCTGTGCATAGTCAAGTGCTTCTTGTTCCGTTTCAAACAGTTTAGGTTGCATCTGAAACTTACTATCACCCTCAGTCACCCATAAGAAGTCACCATCAGGCCAGTAAACTTTTACACCATACTTCATCAAAATACCTGATTGTAGTCAACAATCTCACAGTTGCGGCTTATCTCTTTGACGAAATAAACACAGCGTGGTTTAGGACCATCATCTATCGGTACACATAAGAACTGTCCATTACGTAGTCTAGGAGCATACCAAGTTACATCGTGATAGATATCTGCAATCTCTATAGGTACGAATGTAGGACTGAAGGAACTTAATGGATTAAATTCAAACGCACTGAATCCACGATCATTGAGGCTGCTTAGTGGCAATGTTTCAAGATCACCATGTTCCTTTTCGCCTATCAACACTTGCCAATCTAACGGCATCTTGATATTGCGATTAGCGATTGTCAATACAAGTGCCGGAGTGTTAAAACTTTCTAAAAAGATAAGAGGTATATAATGATAATCTACGCTTTGAGGATTGCTATTATCTAATATAGCAAAACGCAAGTCATCAATCTCATCAGGTAATGTTTCTAAGTTATAATATTTGTTGTCTAAAGTTAATATACGCATGTTGTTATTTTACGACATTTTTTATTAGTAGTCAAGTTTTTCAATTGTAAATGGGTACTTTGCTTCCTTGTAATATGCTTTACGTTGTGTCAAATGACGTTTGGCAAATCTACAATCGCTAGTGATATCCCAGATTTCTACATGATCCTTATCTTCCGCTTTACGTATGCCGCGACCAATACTTTGGATAACTCTGACAAATGATTTGCCAGGCTCAATCAACACAAGATTAAAGATACGCGGTATATTGATACCTACAGCAGCGACACCATATGTTGCGATAATGACTTTTGTATCCGACGTTTTTACCTCATCATATTCCTCTTTACGCTCTGTGAGTTTAGTTTCACCTGATATGAATACGCTATCTTGAAGTCTACTTTGTAACTCACGTCCTGCATTGACCCGATCAACAAGCACTAATGTATTACCGCTATCTTTTATCTTATCTACAAGTTGGGCAATCTTATCTAATCGCTTTTCATCTTCTAACAAATGTTTAAGTTCGCTTTGATAGTTAGTAAACTCTACACCGTCTTTCATCTGTACGATGTTGACATGACATTGTGCAAGCACACCCTTCTCTTGTAATTCGGCTGCGCTAAGTTTACCGATCACAGGACCTAGACTTACAAGCAAACTCACTTGTTCGTACATTGCCTTAGGTATAGTTCCTGTTAGTCCCCAACGTATTGGTATCTGACTGAATGGACCAGTTAACAATGATTTCAGTGCATCTGCTTTTGCCATGTGTACTTCATCAACCATGACACATACAACACCCTCAATGAAGTCTTTGATGCTTATGTCAGTATCACCGCTGCGTGTATTTTTGAGAAGATTGTTGAGGCTCTGCCAAGTGCAGATTGTATGTGTCTTGTTGTACTCCTTGCGATCACCGAAGTATACGCCGACATCTAATCCAAGATTGATATAGTCTGCTTCAGTCTGTACAACAAGGCTCTTGTTGGGAACGATGACGATAGTTCTACCATATATCTCTACGCTCTTGCTCAATGCCGCAGTCATGATGGTCTTACCTGCGCCCGTCGCTACTTCTTGAATGCACTGCGGGTTCTTCAAAAAGTTATTGATTAATTCAACTTGGTAGTCACGCAATAGTATTGATTCACCTGCTTGCGTGTGTCCTTTAGGCCATACCTTATCCGCGAAACTATCTTCTTTTATTTCTTCAAATGCATATGTAGTACGATATTCTCGTAGGTCCACAAGGTCAATATCATAATCATATTCTTGTAGTATAGGCACAATATCAGGAATCAGATTGATGTATGTGCTGCCTGCTATGCTGCAATAACTGACCTTACCGTTCCATCTACCAAGACGGACCGCAGGAAGATATCGTGCGCCCGGAACTTCATGTTCAAATTTACGCATCAACGCCTTGCGGCAGTCCAACTCAAGACCTTCTATCTTGCAGTTGACCTCATCCTTTATTATGATTTTGGCTTGTCTCATTTTCTAATTCTATCAAACATTTTTCGCATAAACAATCTTTATACTGCTCTGTCTTGTCCAATCTTACATAAGATATTTGAAAGCACCAGCAGCTGGATTCGGATCCGTTACATATAAATTTAGTCCTGCAACGTTCGCAAATTAAGTCTCTCATTTTACTAAAATAGGCCTTGAGTTTTTAATAGTTACTACCTTGCTTATGTTTTTGTGTAAGTTTTCATTGTGCAATAACAAGGTCCGGCGAGAATGTTTATAAGAGGTATAATTTAAATATAAAATGTTTTCATATAAATCTAGATCGGATGTATTACGGCTTATGGGAATTTCACTTAAAACATCCCTGATATCTTTGGATATTTCTTTATTAAAAATAATTTCAGATCCTAAATATATTAAATCGTAGTTTAACTCTTTAAGCCAACTGCCTAGTGATTTGATATCATCAATATCAACACAGGGGTAAAAGTTACTTGCAAAATGCAATAAATCATCGTCTTGTAGTATTGACTGATCTATTTTAACACCATATTGCGATAGTTTTAAGAGTACCTGCGGTTCATCAGATAACTTTATATCGTGTAGTGCTTTATTTAGTGATTCGTTTATCCCGTAGATGTAAAAATTATTATTGGTTTTTACGAGGGTAGGATCCCATAATTTAAAACTTTTGTACTGTTGTAAATTTAATAAAATAGATTCTACAGTAGAATCATAATTAACATTTTCAAAATATTTGTTTAACTCACTGTAGGCTATCTTAAGATTGTGAGTAGACGCTGTTGCACTATAGCATTTATTTTGTTTATCCCAGATAAAAAAATTGTCCTGAACATTTTTAAATTTTTGTATAAATTTTGTATTGTAAGGACATCTTATTTTTATTTCCCCATTTTCAAAAGATATTTTAGGGTGACAAAATTCTTCTTTGGAAGGCACAATTTCTATCTGCCATCCTAACCCATTGAGTTGTTCTACATCATATCCAAGTTTAACAAATTGTCTTTTGTACTTTAGTAGTAATTTACTATAAAGTTTATCTTGATTAGAAGTGATAGGCTTTGAATTTGATATCTGAGTTTTTAAATTATTAAAAAATCCATAGTCTTTTTTTGACAAATGTATATCACCCTTGATTAAAAAATGGGTGAGTTGATCTTTACTGATGAACATTTTCATATTATAAAATACTCAAATTATTTAATAAAGGAAAGAGGGTCATAAAGACCCTCTCGCCTTTGCTCGGGTAAACGGAGTATCAAGCCCGACGCATAACAGTAGACTCAGCCAATGCACGCCAGTTAGCGGGGCTAATCTTAACCAGATCAGCGATCTTGAGAGCCATACGCATACTCAACTCACGCAGACGCGACTTGTTATCCCACATGAAGTTCAACACCTGATCACCCTCGTCAAACTCAAACCCGTAGTCACGGAAGAGTCCGCCGTCAGTATCACGATGCACCTGCTTGATACGCAACAACTTGTCACGCTCCGTATCAATCGTCAAGTCAAGAAAGTGACAGCGCGATTGAAGCGCCTCGAGGTGATCCTGCAACTTCTTGCTCTTCAAGTTCTCAAACTTGATGTTAGTGATAAAGATACAAGAACCGTTAAAGTCAAACGCATCGGGGATACCTTCGCGGCGCAACATGCTGGAGTCACTGTTCCAGTAAATTCGACGGCGCTTACCACTATCAAGTGCAGCCTTGAGAATGTTGAGCGACAAATCGTCCATGAGTACGCTATCGCAATCGTCAAACACCAGCACATGGTTCTTATCGCTATGCTTGAACAATGTAGCATAGAGACCAAGCGCCGTCATTGCACCCTTGACGACCTCATACTTGAGAGTCTTGCCAGCAAGACGATCAAACATCGACGCCTTCTCTAACTGCTGCTCAACACCGAACGACTTACCAACGCCCGGGGGACCACTGACGATCATTGCGCGGATACCACCGTTTGTAGTAGCCTTAGCCATCTCGTCCAGAATCGCAAAGCGGGTAGCGATACGATTCATAGCCTCGTCATCGGTCTCAACAGGCTTCACAGCCTGCGTGACAAACTGAGATACCTCAGCAGGTGCTTCACCACCAACAAACTCAAAGTCATGCTGGTCCTCGACCTTGATCTTAATCGTGTCAATACCAGCAAAGTCAGGGAACACACCGTCATTACGAACAGTGATGTAACTACCCTTCTTCCCAGTCTGAAAACCACGAACCAACTTAAACTGGGTATTAATCACAGGAATACCGCGATACGACCCACTCTTAACAAGAACAACAGACATAATTTACTCCGTTAGTAAACAACTCAATATAACTATTATAGCAAATTGACGGCCTAGGTCAACAACTATAAATCCAACAATATCAACGACTTAGAATGCCGAAAAACTCGTTTTTCAATTCCGCTACAGTACCGTGGGGCACGTAGAAGTCCGTAGTAGGATCCCAGTACTGACCAGCCTTAGGATCGTAG